TATAAAGACCGCCTGTATCACCTATCCGTAACGGTTTAATAGTGGAATAAAATGCTTCTGGAACAACTCCAATTCCGACAGCATTATTACCACCATCTACAACTAACATATTAGCTTCATCCTCAGACTCTACTCTGAAGTCTACATCTGCACCAGTATCGTTTATTGTTACTGCACCATCAGGGTTAAAACTAGAGAGTCCAGTTAAACTAGAACCATCACCATCACTATTAAGTAGTGTGCCTGTAGCATCAGGTAGTGTTATCGTTCTATCCGTACTCGTATTAGGAGCAGTAACTGTCAGAACTCCTGTTCCTGAAGCGTGTCCTTGAATTTTTACTTTAGCCATCTATAACTCCTATACTATTACCCAAGTTGAACCACTTGGTACTGTGACTGAATATCCCGAAGCAATCGTTATCGGACTAGCCGATAATGCGTTGTAATCAGTTGTGATTGTTAAATTTGAAGATATGGTATGTGTATGTTCAAAGAAACCTAGAGTTGCTGTAGCACCACCCACAATAGGTTCACCACTTGCTCTCGTATAGCTTATACATTGAACTTGATTAGCAGCAGTTGATTGAAAGACTGCTACATCTCCTACTGCTGTCGTTATGTTTGCCTCTCCCGGCAAGTCTAAATTAGTAGCGTGATGTGTCATTGTTAATACACCATCAAACTGTAATGTGAATTGTCTATCGGCAGCTACAGTAAATGCTGCAAAGTTAGTAGTTCCTGTTACATCAAAGTAATCACCATCTGTATCAATGACTGTAGGTGAAGCAGATGCTATATCACCACCTTTCTCAGTCTGCATATAGTTACCATTCGCATCCAAGAAGCCACCTAATTGTGGTGAGGTGTCACCTACTAAATCTGTAGTTACTGCTACCCAAGCATTATCTCCTCTTAGGAAAGTAGAACTACTTGCTGAACCTGTAGCACTAAGCATCGCAATATCCACAGCATCAACTGCAATAGTAAGAGCTGTCGCACCTGTTACATCACCAGTATGTGTAGCGTTTGTTACTTTAGCTGTGTTAGCTGTTATAGCACTTGCTTGTCCACCTGTAATTCCTGTCTTAGCTGTGTTAGCAGCAATCTCAGTATTAATTGAATTAGCTAGTTTGTCTGCTGTAACTGCATCATCTGCTATATGAACTTCATCAATACTTCCATCTACATAGTGAATACTATCAATTCCATCTTCTAAGAGAGTTTTTATAGCTGAAGCACTCTGGTCTACTGTAGCACTTGTTGCTATACCATCTAGTTTGGTTTGGTCTGCTGTTAGGAAAGTACCAGTAGTTGCTTTAACTGCTGCAATACCAGCCAACTCGCTGTCCATTAATGCACCAGCACTAGCTACATTAGTAGCATCAGTTACATCTGCACCATCTTCTACATTAGCAAATGTCAATACTTGTGTTTTAGTTAATTCTTCAATGACTCCATCAGCACCAGATACTCTACCTAATATTCGCTCATCAGCAGAAACATTCTGTATCTTTGCGTAGGTAACTTGGTCATCTACCAGTAGATTAGCAATGGTTACTTTCTTGGAAGTACCACCATCATTAATGAGCAATTCTTCTGCACCATCCGTTGTAGTTAATGCTGTTAAATCCGATACTTTAGTTGTTGCCATTGTTTACTCCGTGATAATATAGTGTGGTGCGCCAAGGGTAGAGGATTCTCTAACTAGATAAGTACCAGTTAAATGCTCCATCTCTATTTCATAAGCAGTAGTATAAGTAGGTTCAAACTCTCTTAGCCATTGCCTTCTATTATTCATCGCTGCTAGAACCTTTCTCTTCTGCCAATGTAATCTACCTACTGGTGGAAATCTTGTAACTAATGGTCTAATCGTACCTCGTCTATCAATTCTAGTTTTCTTAGCCATTAGAGTCTAAAGAGTTGTTTTCTTCTGCCGATTCTTTGTCTTTCTATTAAACTTTTGAGTTCATCTTTAAAACTCTCAGCCATCGGTGAAAAACTTCTAATAACCTTTGCATCTTTTTTCTTAGAGATTTGACCCGAAGGCGTACCCTCATACGAGCCACCTTTAACTCCACTTCGAGAATCGCTTGGAGTTTTTGTAGTCTTGCTTTCAAATTCATATACTGTTGCCTCTGTTTTACCTTTTTCGTTGTGTGAGTTAAGTCCACCACCTTTATAGGTAGGTGCTTTGCCTTCGGACTGTACACTCTCTAATTCTTCTTTTGGGTCTAATAACTCATCAAGCATAGCCATTAGGTTATCTAATTCATCTTCCATTTCTGGTTCATCAGCAAACTTTAGAGCATTATGTTCCTTATAATGTTCCATATCCATACCCTCAACAGGATATTTAGCATAAGTTTCCTCAAGCATCCTTGTCCAAATCTCTCTAAGTTTTGTTTTAAACCTTTCTAACTCTAAATTTTCTACTGAGTCATGGTCGCAACTGTCTTTAAATATGTCCACTAAATTTATTCCTATAAATGAGAAAATTTATTCTTATATTTACCGTTCTTGGTTTCGCTTGTGCGTTTGCGTTCTCTCATATTCCAGAGAGTATCTTGATTTCCAAAGTGAGGGCGATTTTTATTGACTGATATTATTACACTACCCCTCTCACCGCACTCTGGACATTCTTTCTTTCTATTTCTATCTGACATAGAACACATCTCTTCAAAGACATGACCATGATTACATTCATAATCATAAAAAGGCATGGTTATTTCTTCTTCTTATTCCTTGTAGGTGGTCTACCCCTCTTCTTTCCGTATGTTCCTTTTCCGTAAGGCATGATTACTCCTAATTAATTTAGAATAACCCCCTCAGATAAGAAGGGGTTACGATTAACTAACTACTGATTAAGTAGCAGGTACGATAAACGCAATACCAGCATCATTACGAAGTTCTCCAACTCCATAAATAGTATCTGAAGTGAATAAATCACCTAAATACTCTTGCTTATATTGAGTCTGACTCCTGACACCAATCTGTTCTGCTAGAACTAGAGCATCTTTGTGCAATAGCACTCCTGCTCTGTCAGTATCACGACCACCACCTGTACCAGTACAAGTTGGTGCGTTAGATGTAACAAATATATCTATGCCATATATCATACCAATCTTACCAGTCTTAATAGCATCACCAGAACCAATGAACTGTTGTTCAGTGAATCTTGCGATAGCTAACATATAACTAGCTACTACTGGTGGAATAATCAATGAACGATTGTCCATTGGTACATCAGCATTATCTAGTTTTAGTATCATTGCTCTGATACCTGCATCTGTAATTGCAGCAGAGTTCGCTGAATTACCAGTATATAAGGTAGTACCATCACTACCAATAACCGCAGTTTCCCACGATGCTGCATTATCACCACCAACTGTTCCGCCTTGTAAGGCTTCAAATAAAGTACCCAGTTTAGTATCGACTTGAGTGCTTAAAGCATATCCCGCATCGTCAGTATAGAATTTTCTCATACTGGCAAGGGATTGTACTTCTGCAATATCCTCGATTAACTTTGAATATTCATAGTGTTGGTCTATTGATATATTAACGACACTATTTGTAGCTGCCGATAATGTTACTTGTGTGTTTGCTGCTTTAGCACTAGCTGAACCTCTTGAGGGTACTGGGATATGTATAGTATCACCTTTTTTCCCTTTATGAGATAGCTTAGTAACTAAATTAGCAATCACTAAGTTCGACTTATATGCACCTATAACTTCATCTGACCAGAGTTCTGGGATGAAGTTACCAGCAATGGTAGTCGTGACTTGGTTTGTTCCTAAAGCCATTTTACTTCTCCTTTATAAATGATTATTTAACCCTACCTTCTGCATACGCTGAATGAATTTCATCAGCCAACGCTTCATATCGTCTAGGGTCTGTAACTTGAAGGTTGATTAAATCAGCCCTCCGATACATTTTCTTGCCACCAACAGAAGTAGTAGAACGAGTTTCTGAAACGGTTTTTCGTAATGCTTTACCTGCTTTAACCTTCTCTTGCTTTTGAACTTCTTTCGTTTTATCAACCATATTGATTTTGTCATAGGTATCAAATAGTTCAATAGCGTAATCTGGGTTATATTCAGAATCTGCTTTACGGAACATTTCTGTTCTTATCTTAGATTTTCCTATCCAATCTTGGAATTGCTTGTCTTGGACACGCTTTTGCCAATCTGGGTAAGACTTTTCTAGCATACTCAACTGTTGTTGTTGTGCTGATAAGACTCTTTCTTCTTTAGCCTTTATAACATCTGGATGATTCTCGATTGCTGAATTGACTGCTTGTGCAGGGTCAGAATAAAAAGCATCTTCAAAATTAACAGGCTCTTCCTGTGGCTCTTCTATAGTAGTTTGTTTATTTTGTGCCTCAAGTAAACTCTGGATTAGCTTCCGTTGTTCTGCAACTTCACTTCCTTGTTTACCAAATATCTGTTCGACATTCTGGTGCATTTCAATAACCTCTTGCATCGACTTACCCGCATACTTTTCTGGAATTTCATAATTACCATCTATCTCTTCGGTTTTTTCGGGTTCAGCAATATTACCTTCTACTGCCTCCGCTTGAACTTCCTGTGTTTCTGTTATAGGTTCATCTGCCGTTGGTTTTTCTACTACTATACTCATTTTTTTCTCCGCCCATGTAGGGTTCTGAAGTTATATTATGTTGGATTCTCTTCTTGAGATTCTTCCAACGCTAGGTTTGTTGCTGAATGTAAACTTAGAATTAAATTCACAACCAACAACTGACCCTTGGAGTACCAAAGGTCTTTCTCAGAGTTCATGCTATTAATATTACTAGCACTATCCTCTAAATTCTTAAAATCTTCTATCAAGTCATGCCATCCTTCAGTTTCCATCATGGACAGCCTATCCTCTAGGAACTGTATATCGGTTTTTGGCATAACTTACTGTATTCTTTGGTTTATTGGTACTTCTCTACCAGCCTGTTTTGCTTTAGCTAGGTTTAATATGGTTTCAGACTTGAGATGTTCTACTTCTGGAATATTTCTTGCTGTTTCAGAGCGTTGTCTTTCTACATCTGCCTTAGTTTTCTCTAAATTAATGGCTGATTTAGCTATATTCAACTGTCTTTCTGCTGCATCGAACTTAGTTGGTTGATTAGTCATCGCTTCAGACTGCCATTTCATAGCTTTAGCTTCTTCTTCCTTGGCTTCTGCAAGAGTTTTCTGTACATTTGCCTGTGCTTGTTGCATTTGTACTTCTAATGCTGCCTGTTGCATCTGTTCTAACTCTGGATTAGCTTGTTGTCCTTGTTGTAGTCCAAATACAATAGCATCTCTGTTATGTATGCTAGAATTTTGCATCATAGCAAGTAATATAACATTAAATGCAGGTGAATCCTTTGGTATGGCTTGTAGCATCTGTACCATTTGTTGCATTTCTAACTCTTTAGCCATAATACCCATAGTAGAATAAGGTACAAACTTATAATCACTAACAGGGTAGCGGTCTACATCAAACTGTATCTTTCTCCACATAGCCTTATTAATCATTGGAATAAGGAATGTGTTTTGAAAATTCATTAGAGTGCGTTTCTGTCTTTTAATTGAGGCAGATTGCATCATGCTCATGCCAGATGCTGTTTCTTGTGGTATAGACATATCAGCACTACCTGTACCCATCTGAATCATGTTCTGTAGACTAGCAACTTGATTAAATGTTGATGGGTCTGTCGTTCCCATGTCCAAAGGCATGATAGCCTCTCTAGGGTTACCATTCGTCAGGATAGTTTTACCTGTACGAATCTCAAATTTAGTTCCTCTTGGCAATCGAGTCGCATCAGCAGCCATCATAGGTGTAGTAGTCATCGCCAATGAGTCAATTCTCGCCCTCATCTCTGCATCTAATGCTTTTTGTGGGTTATATCCCTTCTCACACACGCCTCTACCCCAAAATTTATTGGGTACAATGTCGTGTTGGTAGGATATAAAGGGTCTATCGACCATCATAAAGGCGTTTTCCTCTACTCTGAGGATATATTCATCGTTACATATTGTAACAACCGCCTCGACTAACTCATCTTTCTTGGAATACTCGAAGTCGTCTTTATCAGCCTTCTTTTTAAGGAATCTTTTGGGTACTAAACCCCAATATTCGGTAATTTTGACTGAATCAGACTCATCTGCTTGTCTTGTTTCTGAATCAAAGCCCATTTTAACAGTATCATAATCACCATCAAGGGGTACATCACGATATGCTCCAGATTGAATACCTGCAACCACATGGTATCTAGGTTTAATCACCTCATGTGCCACACCTAACGCCTCATCTATAGAATTTGCAGCAGGGTCAATGAGAAATTCTTTGGGAGAGATAGGTTCAATGCGAACATCTATAACTGGATATTCCGTAACCTCTCTTGTTCCTGTCATAGAGCCATCTACAGGTGCTTCTGCTGGTGCTCTTTCAATATTTTGGTCTACTAAAACCTTGGCAATGCCTGTTCCGTAGATAGCACCATTTAAAAATACCTCTGCAATCGCATCCTTTACACCAGTTTTTTCTAAATCTTCTTGTAAAAGATTACGGATATACTCTGCTTCACTATTATCATCATCAAGCATATCATCTTGCAAATCGAACCATTTTCCCCTGCCAAATGTTGCTTCTTCTAGTTCTGCAACACTTGATTCAACTGCTTGTTGTAATGCGGGTGCAATAATTCTTGAGCGTTCTGACTTTCTTAATACATCTTGAGAATCCCATATACCACGCCATAGTCTGTAATATTCATCCCATTTCGCTGTATAGTTTATTTCTCTATGGGTTCTCCACCCCTCAAGCCTATACATTAGCCAACTGGCAAGTGCTTGATATTGTTGTTCTTTATTGTCGATAGTAATATCTCCTAATGAATACTTGTACTTAATGGTTCAATCTCAACAACGCCATCCATAAGTAATTTACAGATAGACAGGTCTACTGAATCATCAGCACCCATCAAGTCTGATAATTTCTCTGACATTAAATTTGAAATGATTGAACACGCAACCACATATCTTTTTTCTAGATTGTCTACATTCTGGGAGAACTCTACAACTTTATTGAATTCTTCCTCGCTTAATTCATCAATATCCAGCAACATCGTCTATAGGACTCCATTCTTCTTCTAATTCTATTGAGTGGGCGAAATCTGCAACACTAACTTGGTCAATATAGGCTAACGAGTCGAGTAAATCGTCATGTGCTAACCTATTTGGGAAGTCAAGCATTTGAGAGATAAACACTTTCCAATCCTTATCTGGATTGAAGGTTATCTGCCCATGTTCCATTCTCCCTTGTAATGACCATGTTATCCTGTCATTCTTCTTTTTGCCACCATGTCTACATTCGGCAATACTTAACCATTGGTTTTCCGTTCTCATTTCATCTTCAAGGTAGGGTAATATAGCATTTCTTAATGCTCCCACCTCTATTCCAACAGTAGTAGCCTCCACATCTATGGCTGCTTTTAAAATTCGTTTGGCTGTTTCCTTGATATTCCACCTGCCGTGGAGAATATCTTTTACCCACCATTTATCTCTATCTATCTTTACAATCGCAATAGCTGTTTCATCCAGCCTAGAGCGTTTTAAATTCCGTTCTTTCTCTGAGTGTTCATAACCAGCAGGGTCAATAGCAATCACATAACTCCCCTCATCTGGTTCTTCATCCAGTTTAAACCAACTCTCCTTAAAGATTCCACCAGTAAATGTTTCAAATGAAGCCTCGAACTCTTGTCGAAACGACATCGTAGACATATTCTTCTTTGATGCCTCTATCTCTGTTGCAGGTAAAAAGGGATTATCTATAGAACGAAACTGAAATCTATCCCAATCATCATCTTCTTCTGCATCATTATATAAATCAAAGAAGTGGTTTTTTCCTGCTGGTGTAC